CCGAAGACTTCAAAGACTTCCTCGGTGAGAATGTGAGTGACAACCTACAGGTTGACGATACTGCTACACTTGTAAACGAATATGTTGACGCAGTAAGCACAGACCTCGATAAAGACCGAATCAAGTTAGAAATATCTACACTCATGACCGAAGCACAGAACATGGAGATCTTATAGTTGACATGTCGCAACTTGTATGATATAATACGCATATGATAAAATTTCAGAAACTTAGATACAAAAACTTTCTATCGTCTGGTAATGCATTTACCAACATAGACTTTGACGCATCTCCAACCACTTTGGTTGTAGGTCAAAACGGTGCAGGTAAGTCCACTATGTTGGACGCACTGTCGTTTGCTCTATTTGGCAAACCACACCGTAAGATCTCTAAACCACAGTTGGTCAATACAATCAATGCCAAGGGTACAGAAGTAGAAGTAGAGTTTGCTATTGGTAAACAAGAGTATAAGATTGTACGTGGGATTAAACCAAACAGGTTTGAGATATGGGTTGGTGGCAACATGATGAACCAAGCATCTCATGCTAAAGAATATCAGCAGATGCTTGAGAAGAATATACTCAAGTTGACTCACAAATCGTTTCACCAGATTGTTGTTTTGGGATCAAGTTCTTTTGTTCCTTTCATGCAGTTATCTGGGGGTGCAAGACGTGAGGTGATCGAGGATCTACTCGACATCAATATATTCTCTAAGATGAACGGCATCCTAAAGGAGAAGATGTCAATACTCAAGGGTGATATGCAATCCAATACTCACCAGATAGAACTGATCAAGACTAAGATTAACTCACAGAAGAAGTATCTCCGTGATTTGTCTGCCGTCAATGCAACATACCGTAAGGACAAAGAGACAGAGATAGAAGTACTACAGGCAGAGGTGGAGACTCTACAAGCACGTAATACAAAACTATCCGATGATATCACATCCAAAGAACCACCACTGACTAAACAGATTACAGATCTAACTAAGAAGTCAAAGGATCTAAACGAATACTTGTCTACCTTTAAAGCACAGGCAAAGGTTGTAGTTAAGGAGGCAAAGTTCTTCGAAGAGAACGAGACGTGTCCGTCATGTGACCAAGATATAGATGAGACTATCCGTAAGGATAAAGTGGCAAAAGCAAAAGCACGTGCCAAAGATCTTAACGATGCTATGTCCAAAGCAAAGGTCAAGAATGATGAGTATGAATCAATACAAGAATCTCTGACTGCAATGGCAGAAGCAATACGTAACTGGCAGAACGAGGTTAACAATAACAACAGCACTATCACTCGCACATACAAGCAGGTAGATAGAATACGTAAAGAGATTGACGGTCTATCAGATAACACCGGTGATCTCAAACAAGCAAACGATAGTCTTGAAACGTTGTCCAATGAACTACACACTACACAAGATGACAAGTACAAACTTAATGAGCAGTACTCGTACAATCAAGTGGCAAGTGAGTTGCTACGTGATACTGGTATCAAGACCAAGATTATTAAGCAGTACATACCTGTCATCAATCAGTTGACTAACCAGTACTTACAGATATTAGATTTCTTCGTCCACTTTGATCTGGATGAGAGTTTCCAAGAGACCATACGTTCACGTTTCCGTGACAACTTCTCTTATGATTCTTTCTCTGAAGGTGAGAAGCAACGTATCGATTTGTCCCTACTATTTACGTGGAGACAGATTGCTAAGATGAAGAATAGTGTGGCAACCAACTTACTCATACTTGATGAAACTTTTGATTCATCTCTGGATGATGATGGGGTTGACAATCTAATGAAGATCCTGTATAGTTTGGGAGAAGAGACCAACGTGTTTGTTATCTCACATAAAGCAGAATTGGAAGACGCACAGTTCCAACGCAAGTTAGAATTTGTGAAGGAGAAAAACTTCTCCAAATTAAAAGTAGCATAGGGGTTGACATGTCAATTACTTTGTGTTACAATGACCGTATATTAACTAAAAATAGAGAGATTTATTATGGAACTATCTGATCGTACTCTTGGAGTACTAAAAAACTTTGCAAACATTAATAGTAATATTGTGTTCCGTGAAGGCAACGAACTGAAGACCATCTCAATGGCAAAGAACATCCTTGCGAAAGCATCACTGGATGAGTCTATACCCAATGAGTTTGGTATTTATGATTTACATGAATTTTTGAACATCATGGGATTGGTTGATAACCCATCTCTGAAGTTCGAAGACAAGCACGTGGTGATCTCTGATTCCACGGGTTTACGTGGTAATAAGTACTTCTTCTCTGACATCGATATGTTATCGTCCCCTACAAAGGATGTTATCATGCCAGAACCAGAAGTGCAGTTTACCTTAGATACGGATACACTAAGTAGATTGAAACGTGCAAGTGCAGTCCTTGGTCATGATCTTATTTCGATTACCCCAAACGGTAAGAGTGGTGGATCTGTCAAGTTAACTGTAGTTGACAAGGACGATGCAACGTCTAATAGTTTCTTCACTTTTGTTGAAGGAGTTTATGATGAAGGAGTTGATTTCAACTTTGTAATAAACGTTAATAACCTAAAGATAGTCAATGAAGACTTCATGGTGGGTGTATCTTCTAAGAGGATCTCACACTTTGCAAGTAAGCAATCGTCTATTGAATATTTTATCGCACTTGAAGCATCAACTTATGGAGAATAACATGTCAAAACAAGAAGCAAAAAAAGAAGCACCACAGGTAGACGAACGTCTGGCAGTGTTGCAGGATCTCGCAAACCGTGTAGCACGTTCTACTGTAGCAGTAATTGATACAGTTGTACAACGTGGTGGATTTAAGGGAGAAGAACTTTCAACTATTGGGCAGTTGCGTGACCAATCTATCGAGTGTATTCAACTCGTGGAGCAGTTACAAAACGATCAAGGATAGGGATTAGGGGTGTAGCATGAAAACGTATCTAAGTTCCAAGTTACACCCCGTCACTGTCACTTCGACAGAACTACACTATGATGGTTCAATTGCTATCGACTTAGAACTTCTACATGCCGCTGGTATAGAGGAGTTCGAACAAGTCCATTGTTATAATAAGACAAACGGACATCGTTGGATAACATATGCTATCATAGGGGAAGAAGGTGTTGTATCCGTGAATGGTGCAGGTGCACGTTTGGCACATAAGGGTGATGAGATCATCATATGTGCATATAGTGTCTGGAGTGAGTTTGACGCACTGGATCCTAAAATGATCTATCTTGATAGCAACAATAGGATCAAACACATTAATTCCGGCGGGTTCGGAAATAATGAAATCACTTGACAAAACGTTTCATATAATGTACAATGTATATTGTAAGAAACACTTTTAATATTATGGAGTATCTATGCGAGACGAATTTCTCTGGGTCGAAAAGTACCGTCCCCAAAAAGTATCCGAAACTATCCTACCCGATAGTCTCAAGAAAACATTTCAAGCAGTAGTTAACGGTAAGGAATTACCTAACATGCTACTCTCTGGTACCGCAGGTACTGGTAAAACTACAATCGCACGTGCCATGTGCGAAGAACTGGGTCTTGACTATATTGTCATCAACGGTTCTGAAGAGGGTAATATTGATACCCTTCGTGGCAAGATCAAACAGTTTGCTTCGTCCGTCTCCCTCTCAGGCGGTTACAAGGTAGTAATCCTTGACGAAGCAGACTACCTTAATCCTCAATCAACTCAACCCGCACTGCGTGGTTTCATCGAAGAGTTCAGTAAGAACTGTCGGTTTATTCTGACATGTAACTTCAAGAACAAAGTGATCGAACCCCTACACTCTCGTTGTTCTAATTACGAGTTTAACTTCTCTAAGAAAGTTATGGCAGGATTGTGTGGACAGTTTATGTCCCGTGCGGATGAGATACTGAAGGGTGAGGGTGTTGAGTATAACAAAGATACACTTGCACAGTTGATCATGAAACATGCCCCCGACTGGAGACGTGTACTCAATGAGTTGCAACGTCATTCTATTGGTGGTACTCTGAATCTTAGATGTATCATTAGTGACGTTAATGATAACTATAGTGTCCTATTCAAAGCAGTAAAGCAGAAAGACTTCAAGAAGATGCGTGGATGGGTAGTGGAGAATATGGATATGGAACCTGCGTCTATCTTCCGTGGTATATATGATGCCATGAATGAATATGTTGCACCTGCTTCTATCCCACAACTTGTATTGATTCTCGCAGATTATCAATATAAAAATGCGTTCGTGGCAGATCACGAACTTAACTTAGTTGCCTGTATGACAGAGATCATGGCAAACGTAGAGGTGAAATAATGAACCAGAAAGAACTATTCGACAACCTTGAGGTGACAACTGCATCTAAGAAAGCATTGTTAGATAGGATGGGAGAACCAAATATCAACCGTCTTATAGCACAAGTAGAACGTTGGCACGAAGATCGTAATCTGATCGATGGTGCTACTGATAAGGATCAAGTATGTAAGTTGATCCAAGAGGTTGGTGAGTTATCTGATAACGTATGTAAAGAACGTGACGTAGCAGATGATATCGGTGACATCATGGTAGTGCTGATCAACATTGCAAAACGTAATGGGTTACCTCTGGAGCATTGTCTCGCAGTTGCCTATGCTGATATTAAAGATCGAAAAGGAAAGATGGTAGATGGTATTTTCATTAAAGAGGAATAAACCTACCAAGTGGGACTTCGCACACATGAGAACGGCAATGAACTATGCCAATCTTTCTCATGCCAAAAGACTCAAGGTTGGTTGCGTCATTGTAAAAGATCATAGAATTATTTCTATTGGTTACAATGGACAACCCGCAGGATGGGACAACAAGTGCGAACATTTCGATGAGAAGAAAAATGATCTGGTAACATATGATACAGTGATTCATGCGGAATCTAATGCAATCACAAAGGTTGCAATGTCCTCGGAATCATGTTATAATGCTACCATATATACTACTACAGCACCCTGTTTAGATTGTGCTAAACTAATCTATCAGAGTGGTATAAGTAAAGTATATTATAAAACTAAACATTTGAGATGCGATGATGGTATCGTATTTCTACAAAAATCTGGTGTTACATTATGTCAACTGTGAAAAAATTATCACCATTCGATTTTCTTAATTCTATTAATATGACTAAGAAAGATCTAATGGAAGATCCAGACACTGAGAAGCAGTACGTGCCATTCGTGGTTAATCGTACTCTTTCTTATTTCCCCGATACTGTTGCAATCGCAAATGAGATGAATAAGTATCACCACCTTGATGCTAAGTTACAATATCAATTTCTTATAAATATAGTTAGGAAACGAAAACGTTTCTCTAAATGGATTAAATCTGATTTGGAAAATAATATTGAGAAGGTGAAAGAGTATTATGGTTACAGCATGGATAAAGCACGCCAAGTTATGCCACTACTCTCCACTGATCAACTTAACATAATAATTAATAAGGTGGACAAAGGTGGAAGAAAATAATATCGTGGAATGGAATTCGGGGTTGATGCTTGAGGTTACTCTCGCAGAACCAGATGACTTCCTCAAAGTAAAAGAAACATTAACTCGTATTGGTATTGCCAGTAGACGTGACAACAAACTATTTCAGTCTTGTCATATTCTGCACAAGCAAGGTCGATACTTCATTGTACACTTTAAAGAACTCTTCATGTTAGACGGTAAGAAGTCTAATCTCGAAGACGGTGATGTACAACGTAGGAACACAATCGCAACACTACTACAAGACTGGGGACTCGTGGAGATCCAGAATAAAGAAGTTGCAAAAGAATGTGCACCTATGAGGACTATCAAGATCATTGGTTTCAAAGATAAAGATCAATGGGAACTATGTCCTAAATATAATATAGGTAATAAATGAGTCAGTGGATATTTGAAAAGTTAGCACCTTATGCTATTAAGTTTAGAGAATGGTCTAAGAATAAACTCTGGGTAAAGATTCCGTTATGGATCCTTATTGCATGGATGTTAGGTGTCTTTAATCCTTATTGGTGTGTTTATCCTGTTTGTTGGGTTCAGTAAATATGTTTGGTATATTTGATAATAAAGATGAAGAGATATCAGAGAAGAAACCTTTCTTTGGTAAACTCCCCCTTGATGTAAAAGATGTATATGACTGGAATAAGCATATAGATTTACTCAACACTCATCCAGATAAGTTGGTTGATTCCAACAGTAAAAAATTTAGGATAGGTCTTAACAATTTTCATGATAGACCGTCTGCTCCACAGTTTGCTCGTGATATCGAGCAAGAGATGCAGGATGTATTTTCCCTGCACGGAAACAAAATTACAAACATTGCCTTCACGGGCATTGGAAAGAATTCTGACTCTTACCCTTGGCACGCTGATACCATGGACGTGTTTTTAGTACAAGTTCTGGCATCCGTTGAAATGCGAGTGGAGGGTCATAATAACGATGAACCATTCTGGTTCAATCCAGGCGACTATGTGTGGTTGCCTCGTGGGACTCACCATCAAGTGATACCCCACGACAGTCGGGTCAGTTTTTCCTTCGGGGTCGAAGGGGATCCAGATCCAAGTATTTATTTTTAAATTAGTTTGCTTTTAAGATTCTAATTTGTATAAATACTGTCGGATATGCCGAATAGGTCGGGTATCCATTTAACTTGCTATTTAATAGGAGAAAACTATGACTAAAACTTTATTTCCACCACAAACTTTTGTAGGTTTTGAACATCTACTAAACGAACTGGACTTCATCGGTAGGAGTTCTCACGACAACTACCCACCCCATAATATAGTAAAGGTCGCAGAGGGAGAATTCCTCATCGAACTTGCTGTGTCTGGGTTTACGAAGGACGAAATAGAAATTGAACAGAAAGAAAGAACCTTGTCGGTTTCTGGAAAACATGAGAAACGTGATAGAGAATATGTCCATCAAGGAATCTCACAAAAACAGTTCAAACGACAATTCCGACTATCCGAGTACGTAGAAGTAAACGGTGCTTCGCATGTCGATGGCATCCTGTCAGTCAGTCTGAAGGTTGTCGTGCCAGATGAGAAGCGACCACGAAAAATAAGTATTTCATAACTTTTCGTGGAGGAAAATCATGAACCCAAGCAAAACTGTAAAACGCTTCAGTCGAAGTGAGTCAGTTGGGAATGTGATGTTATTAGTTGTTACTATGTTTACCATGGCAATTGCTATAGCACCACTGGTCTAATTGACAATTTTAGAGGGGCGCAAGTCCCTCTAATCTTTAGGATATATAATGAGTATGATTGCTTATCAAATTATAATAAAAGACGATCCAGTCTCTGAAGAATACGCACAGTTATCTCGTGAATCCTTCAAACCATTAACAGACGCAGGTATCCTTGAGATACGTACGTTTGATGCTATAACACCAGACTCCCCCGAATTCGAAGAACATAAGAACAGATACGTCTGGGAGAAGTCTTTGATGGTCGGAGATATGAAAGGGCAAGGTGGCAAAGATCTCCCTATGCATTCTCCAACAGAGATCGCAGGTATGTGTTCTCACTGGGAACTTATGCGTATGCAGTCCGAGACAGAAGAGATGTTCCTTGTACTCGAACACGACACTTGGTATAATGATGATGACATCGAATACTTCAAGAAACTTATTGAGATGGATGCCCTGTATCTAAACATTGGATTGTTTATGGGGTGTTATGGATTTGAACAGCAGACTGCCGAATACCAATATGAGTTGTTATCAAAACGAAAATTCCCAATCAACTGTGGGCCCTACTGTGTTCTCAATAGATTGTTCCAGACATATACTACAAGATACCTACAACTCAAAGAAGTAAAGTATAGGGGAAGGGGAGTAACTGCTGTACACCCATGGCACCATTGTGATACTCTACATCTTGGTTGGGATGTAAGAAAACCATTCAATGAATATGATCCATATAGAGAAACGAATAAATGGTATACACCAACAACCCAAGTCATATCAAAACAATTAAAGGTGACTCAAGAACATCATTCTTACAAGGATGAACACATTGAAGAACCTTGGAAGAGACATAAATTATTTCATATTGTCCCTTGACATTTACTGTCTAACCTGTTATAATGGTCACCATGAAAGATAATATTATAGATTACTGTAACAATCCATACAAAGTTCCTATGTTCACTCATAAGGAATGGCACGACATACGTGCACGTAATACACATTCAGATGATCAGCATACTGGATCTGTTTGGTTTATGGAGCAGGTGAAGGACTATGTCAGTAATCACAAACCCCCGTTACCTATCAAGAGACCGACTATAAATGAGATGTCGGACTCATTCAATAAACTATTAAACAGTAACAGCAAGTCCAATCTCAAGAAGAATCTGGATCCTACTACTGTACGTAATAAGTTTGATGAGAAGGTAGAAGTTAAGTATGCTATGTCATGCGGTCATAACTTCAATGATGTGAGCAATCATTTCCACTGTGACAATCGTTACACTTGTGGTCATGCTACCGCCGCATCATCACAGTATGCGTGGGACAATCCATACTCATCAAGATTTCATTCTATGATGTTGTATCTGTTCCGTGAGTTCAAAGGAGAAACCTCTCCGATTGATGAGCAGAAGTATCGTGCTATGTTCAGACTCTCTGGATATGTTGCTACACAGTTCAAACCATCTGTTGCTAAAACTATATACGAGACCGAAGGTGCGAGGAAAGTAATCGACATCTCTTGTGGATGGGGTGACAGACTTGCAGGTTTCTATACATCTAATAATACCTCAGAGTATCTTGGATGTGATCCCAACACAGAATCATATGAGTTATACAAGAAGCAGTGTGTTGCATACGAAGAGTTATTGCAATCACCATTGTTTCCTGTAGAGACTACCTTCACCGATCATGGTGATTGGTTCGAGGTGACTGGATCTAAGAGGGTACGCATATATAACAAACCTGCCGAAGATATGGACTGGGATAATATATGTGACGGTCAGTATGATCTAATGTTTACTTCACCCCCTTATTTTGGAATCGAGAAGTATGCAGAAGGATCTGCATCCGAAGACGATCAGTCTTGGAAAAGATACAACCAGTACGACCAGTGGAGAGACACATTCTTCTATCCTGTTATGGATGCTATGAAGAAGCACTGCAAGAAAGTTATGATTAATATTGTTGACCCTGTGGTTAATGGTAAACGTAATTATATTGAGAAAGATATCATAGACCGATATGGCATAGACTATGTTGTAGGTATGATGATATCCAAGAGACCAAATTCAAGTGACATGTCAGATCACTACAGAGTAGAGGACGATAAGAAGTTAAACTTTATCGAACCAATATACGTAATAAAACCTTGACATTGCCCCACCTATTTGTTATAATGAAACATTATTGAAGGATTACTTATGGATTTTTACACCAACGTTTCTCGTTATGGAAACAACCTACTGGTACGTGGATACCAGAATGGGCAACCTGCCCAACGCAAAGTTCCGTTTGAACCTACCCTATTCATCCCATCTAAAGTTGGTGGATCCTCTATGTCGTGGGATACTCTGGATGGCAACAAGGTAGAAGCAATCCCCTTCGAGAACATGAAGGAGGCAACCGACTTCTACAAAAGATACGAGCATGTAAGCAACATGTCTATCTACGGCAACACCAACTACATTGCACAATACATCCAAGAGCAATACCCCAACGATATCAAGTTTGACAGATCTCTGATCCGTGTAAACAATCTCGATATTGAGGTCGAGTCCAGTGAAGGATTCCCCGAACCAGATAGGGCAGAGTATCCTGTCATTAGTATTTGTCTCAGACAGAACGATGGCATCTACCGTGTCTGGGGTCTGGAGCACTACGAGAATTCTCGTGACGATGTATTGTTTGTACAGTGTGACTCTGAGCATGACCTACTATCTAAATTCCTTGAGCACTGGAGACATCACTCTCCAGATGTAATCACTGGTTGGAACGTACGGTTCTTCGATATGCCATACCTAATCAACAGGACTCTCAAGATCCTTGGTGACCAACGTGTCAAGCAATGGTCTCCGTGGGGCAACGTCAAAGAACGCACCCTACTTATGAATGGTAAGCAGAACCAGTTCTATAACATCGAAGGCATCGAGGTACTTGACTACCTTGAAGTCTACAAGAAGTTTACATACAACCTACAAGAATCCTACAGACTGGATCACATTGCCCACGTAGAACTTGGAGAGAACAAACTCTCGTATGAGGAGCATGGCAACCTGTTCACTCTGTACAAGGAAGACTACCAGAAGTTCATTGACTACAATATCAAGGACGTGGAGTTGGTTCACAAGATCGATGAGAAGTTAGATCTAATTACTCTGGTACTTACCATGGCATACCGTGGTGGTGTGAACTATACCGACACTCTGGGTACGACTGCTATCTGGGATGCTATCATCTACCGTTTGCTATGTAAGCAGAAGGTTGCGGTACCACCCAAGGTAGAGAAACCCAAGACTCCATATCCAGGCGGTTACGTTAAAGAACCACAGGTTGGATCTCATGACTGGGTTACCTCGTTCGACTTGAACTCCCTGTATCCTAACATCATTGTACAATACAACATGTCACCCGAAACTGTCATGGACGGGTTCGTTAACAACGTGAGTGTTGATAAGTTTCTTGACGGATCTGCCACTATGAGTGAAGACGGTTACTCTGTCGCACCTACTGGTGTAAGATTCACACACGCACGTGAGGGTGTGATTCCCACGATCATTAAGAAGTATTACGCAGAACGTAGACTCGTGAAGAATGAGATGCTACGTCTGGAGCAAGAGAACCAAAACAATCCTACTAAAGAACTTGAGTACAAGATCACCTCGTTGAACAATCAGCAGATGGCAATCAAGATTCTTATGAACTCACTCTATGGTGCACTGGGTAACAAGTACTTCCGTTACTTTGATCAACGTGTGGCAGAGAGTATCACCCTTGCGGGTCAGTTGGCAATCAAGTGGGCAGAACGTGCCGTCAATGATGAGATGCAGAAAATCCTCAAGACAGACGAAGATTACGTTGTTGCGATTGACACTGACTCCGTTTACATTCGAATGGGTGCACTGGTTGACCAGTTCAACCCCAAAGATCCAGTTAAGTTTCTTGACAAGATCTGTGCAGACCACTTCGAGAAAGTTCTGGTAAAGTCATACGATGGTATGGCAAAAGTTACTGGTGCATATGATAACCGCATGGAGATGGGACGTGAGGTGATTGCCTCTCGTGGGATCTGGACTGCCAAGAAGAGATACATTCTCAACGTCCACAACAACGAGGGTGTCCAGTACAAAACTCCCAAGTTAAAGATGATGGGTATCGAAGCAATCAAATCCAGTACACCGCAGGTTGTGCGTAATGCATTCAAAGAAACGTTCGGTGTTATCATCAACTCAGATGAGACTGCTACCCAAGCACACATTGCCGACTTCAAGAAAGCATTCAAGAAAATGCCCCCCGAAGATATTTCATTCCCTCGTGGTGTCACCAACATAACCAAGTGGCACAACACCAAGACCGTCTACAGTAAGGGTACCCCGATCCATGTTCGTGGTGCACTCTTGTTTAATAAACAAGTCAAGAAGCAGGGTCTGGGTAAGAGGTTCGAACTGGTCAAGAATGGTGACAAGATTAAATTCTGTTATCTCAAACGACCAAACCCATTACAGGAAAACGTGGTGTCATATCCACTGAACATCCCCAAGGAACTGGGACTACACAAATACATTGACTACGATATGATGTTTACTAAATCCTTCCTCGATCCGATCCAAGTAATTCTGGACGCAGTCGGGTGGGACGCAGAACCCGTAGCATCACTGGAGGACTTTTTCGGATGAGAAAAAGACCACCCATGAAAACTACCAAGAAACAGATTGTGGATTGGTGTGAAAGACATATAGATGAATGTGATTATCCAGTAGATGCCTCAGAGATGGACACACATTGTTTTAGATGTGGTTATGAAAGACCAACTGAACGGGCACATACTGTCCCTTGGTCGAATTATGATTATGATCCCAAGTACGATTCACCACGATACTACAGATTACTTTGTAGTGAATGTCATGCAGAAGCACCCAATGTTATGGAAGAAACTGCAATGGACAAATGGATTATAGAATCAGCAGAAAAATATAATCTTCATAAATTTTATAATACCTACTGGAAACATAGAAATAAAATCGAAGAACTATTCGATAAAACTGGTCAACATGGATTTGAACCAATGAACCAATCAACGAAAGAATGGATTATAGATGAGTTCGTAAAATGGAAAGAAGATAGTCTTGAGAAAGAACTGCTTGACATGTCCGAATGAGTATGATATAATACTCGTATTGAAACTGAGAAGACTAAATTATGATTACAGATGAAGACTATTCGACTCTCATGGCAACACGTGCTCATGTTGCTTCTGACCCTAATTGGGGAACCCTTATCGCCGAGAAAGAGTTTATCAAGGGAATGTCCTTGCTTAATCCACAATCGTATGGTTCTCGTATTGAGAAAAGAATCATGCATGACGTACAAGGTTATAAGATCAAAGCATCTGAGAACAAGGGCGACATAGGTCTTAACGGTAAGAATGTTGAGGTAAAAGTATCTCTACTTAATTCCGTTAACGATTCACTTAATATGGTACAAGTCAGATTGTTTCATGATGTTGACTACTACCTATGTGTTGCATATGATATGAGAGATATATCTACGTACAAGAAATATGTTTTCTTACTGACACATGATCAGATGGCACACGAGTGCAAACGTGCACATGCCGCTCATGGTACTAAGTCAGTCAATGAATTAAATGAGAACGTAGAACTTCGTTTGCAAGTAAACTGTAATGAAGGTGATCGAGTCTTCGAGAGATGGCAGGATGCCTACAGTATAAATCTTAATGAGATAAACCAATTTGTATGAATTATGAATTAACAATTTTTAAAAGTCAGTTCGACAACAAGACCCATAAGAAAGTATCCCTTCCTTCGTGGGTTGAATTCGTTCAACTGCTGAAAGGTCTGAGTAATCAGAAAGGAGAGAAAGGTGGAGTGGATAGTAGTCCTCTTATTAGTCCTGCTGTTTTCCAAGGCGGTGAGACACGTGCTAATAGATCTGTTAGTCATTGGGGTGGTTGGTGTGCTGTTGATGTGGACGATCACGATTTCACTAATGATGTTGGGACTTTAAAGGAGAACCTAAGTGAACAATTTTCTGATTTGGACTTTGTTTGTTACAGTACCGCTGGGTCTCGTGCTGAGTTACTTAAATTCCGTCTGGTCTTCCGACTTGACGAAACTGTTGAACAAGATAGAATCAAATCGTTCTGGTTCGCACTTAACACCGAACTCGGTGAGATTGGTGATCCGCAAACGAAAGACCTTGCTCGTATGTACTACGTTCCTGCACAATATCCAAATGCTCTTGATTTTTTCTTTGCTCATTCTGGTGGTAATGCGATAAACGTATCTGAGTTATGTGCGAAGCATCCATACGTAGAGAAGACAGGTAACTCTTTTCTTGATAGACTTCCACCAGAGATGCAGAGAGCAGTAATCGAACATCGTAAGGAAAGTCTAAATAATACCGACTACACATGGACATCATATCGTGACTGCCCATTCTTCCCTAAACGTATGGGTATGGAATATAGAGCAATCACAGACACAGGTTGGTACTTAAAGATGTATCAAATAATGGTGGCAATAGCAGGTCACGCAGTAGCAAAGGGATACCCGATCACGGCATCTGAAATCGCAACACTGTGTAAGGAGTTTGACTCTGAGACTGGTAACTGGTATGAGAACCGACCAATCCAGACAGAAGCAGATAGAGCATTGGAATATATTTACAGGAACGGATAATGAGAAAATATTTAATAACAGGTGCGGCGGGATTCATTGGATCTCAACTCGCAAGTAAACTACAGGAAGCAGGTGAAGATGTTGTCGGACTCGATAACTATAACGATCATCTATATGACCCATCTCTAAAAGAGGATAGGGTAATTCATTTTGGTCTGGATGTAAGACCAGTAGATCTGAGAGATGAAAGCAAACTTGCACAACTCTTGGCACGTGAGAAACCCACACACATTGTCCACCTCGCTGCATATGCGGGTGTACGTGATTCGTTCGGTAAAGAGAAAGCATACCATTCCAATAACATTGACGGCACACAGAACTTAATTGATCTATGCAAGATACATTGTCCAGAGGTACGTATTGTATATGCGTCAACCTCATGTGTATATGCAGGATCTGAATTACCATGGACTGAAGGTAACGAGGGTGGCAAACAATTGAACCCTTATGGATGGTCTAAGTGGACAAACGAATGTCAGTTCACTGCATCTGGTTTGAATGTTACTGGTTTAAGGTTCTTTACAGTATACGGTGAGTGGGGCAGACCAGACATGGCACTGTTTACATTTACTCAAAATATACTTGACGAACTCCCAATAACAGTGTATAATTATGGTAATATGAAACGTGATTTCACTTACGTGCAAGATATCATTAAGGGAATCGAACTCATATTAGAAGAAGATGTTAAGTCTGGAGAGATCTTTAATATTGGACGGGGTCAACAAGTTAACCTCATGGACTTTATTACTGAGATTGAAAAGAACACTGGCAAGAAAGCAATCAAGGATTTGCAACCCAAACATCCTGCTGATACATTAGAGACTTGGAGTAACACTGGTAAATTAGAATCACTGGGTTATCATCCAACTACAAGTATCCCAGAGGGTATTGCAAACTTTTATAAATGGTACAAGGAATATCACGGAGTATAATTATGGCAGATGATTTTGATAAGTTCGTCCCCAAGACAGATGGGGAACCACTACCCGACACAGTAAGTAAAGAGAACCCGTTGAAGATGGGTATTGTCGGTCATGGATTTGTAGGTAAGGCAGTGGAGTATGCATTCCACCACCACATGGTAGAACACTTCTTAGTTGATCCTAACTATGATACAAACATAGATGATCTTGTGAAGTGGGATCCATCTATAGTCTTTATATGTGCACCAACACCACAGAATCCTAAGAGTGGATTTGTTGATGCGTCTATTGTAGAAGATGCTGTACTGAAACTCATATACAATACGAACGCATTTGTTGTTGTCAAATCAACAGTAACACCAGATATAATCGACAGACTCTATAACTCTATAGAACCACAAGATATGGATAGGTTCATTTATAATCCAGAGTTCCTAACTGAGAAGTCTGCATGTGAGGACTTTGTGAATGCCGAACACCATGTGTTTGGTGGTACCGCAGATGCATGTGATGAACTGGCACAACTCTATGACATCTTCTCTCTATGTAAGAGTGACAAGTATTATAAGATGTCTGGATGTGAAGCATCGTTTGTGAAGTATGCCACGAATGCATACCTTGCAACTAAACTCACATTCTTTAATCAGTTAAAAGATCTGGTTGATGGATTTGATTGTAGTTACAATGTGGTCACTCGTGCTATGGGTGCAGATGATCGTATCGGTATCAAACATACAAGAGTCCCTGGCCCAGATAAGAAGAAGGGGTTCGGTGGTGCATGTCTACCCAAAGACACTATGGCACTGCTAAAGTTTTCGGAGTCAAGAGGTCAAGAAAATACTTTCGATTTATTGGAAAAAGTCTTGACAATCAACGGAAAATATCGTATAATGTATGATATAGATGAACGTGAAAAAGTTAATAATATAACATTTGGAGAAAGTGAATAATATGGGTTTGATGGATAAATTGAAAAAGCAGTCTACTGTAAAGGATACTGCAACACTTGCGACAAGCAAGTTCTTTGGTGTGACAGACATGGTGCCAACCGATGTCCCTATGGTAAATGTAGCACTGAGTGGAGATGCGGATGGTGGTGTGACGCCAGGATTAACAGTCCTTGCAGGGCCGTCTAAGCATTTCAAAACCTCGTTCGCATTGCTTATGGCAGGTGCGTACTTAAAACAAAAGAAGGACGCAGTAATGCTGTTCTATGATTCTGAGTTTGGTTCACCGCAATCATACTTCGAAACATTTGGTATCGATACTGAACGTGTATTACACACACCAGTAAAAGATGTCGAGCAGTTAAAGATCGACATTGTCGGTCAACTGGAAAACTTAGAAGCATCCGATGATGTAATCATTGTAATCGACTCTGTCGGTAACCTTGCATCTAAGAAAGAACTGGATGATGCACTTGACGGTAAGTCAGTTGCAGATATGTCACGTGCGAAAGCATTCAAATCATTATTCAGAATGGTAACTCCATACTTGAATATGAAGAAGATCCCAATGATTGCTATCAACCATACCTACAAAGAGATCGGTCTATATCCTAAAGACATCGTATCTGGTGGTACTGGTATCATGTATAGTGCTGATAATGTATGGATCATTGGTCGTAGACAGAACAAGACTGGTACTGAGGTTACAGGTTATGACTTTGTAATCAAGGTAGAGAAGTCTCGATTTGCCAAAGAAAATTCTAAGATACCTATTAGTGTATCGTGGGATGGTGGTGTAGAGAAATGGTCTGGTCTACTGGACGTAGGTCTGGCAGGTGGGTATGTTACTAAACCAAGTAATGGTTGGTATCAACGTGCAGGTACTGAGAATAAAGTCCGTAAAGATGTAACCCTAACTGAAGAGTTCTGGGCACCTATCTTTGCTGAGACAGACTTCAAAGAATTTCTGAAGAAACAATATCAGATAGGCTTGCAAAGTGTCGTAGAACTTGATATAATGGTAGAATCAGATGTCGGGTAAACTGAACATTGATAAAATGTCAGAGGGGATTGATTATGAATTGATCCCCGTTGACTATGTAGATCATAAGGATGCGTGGGATGTAAGAATCCTACGTGGTGAATTTACTGAAACTGTTATACGGTTTGGCACTATCAAGTTTGATGGTAAGCAGGATAATTTGAGGTTTGACTTCCGTGTAATAACCTCACCAATTTCCGGAGTGAGTTCGGAAGTTGTTGAACTACAAGACTGTGCCGGAGATATCTTATTTGAT